CATCAACTGTCTCAGTAACCCATGTTGCGAGTTCTTGTAATATTTGTTTCTTTAGTGTCATTACTTTTTAAAGTATTTTTGAATTATATCTATTTGATCTTGATACTTAGCAATCATATCTAACTCTTGTTCGATTGCCTCAACAATATTAGAGTGTTCTCCAATACCTGCAGGGTTTGTTAGATACACTTCTACATTTGCCACATGTTTTTGAATGTCACCTTGTGCATGGGCCAGAAGTGCTTTGATTAATTGATCTCTCATGCTGTTAGAGTTGCTCCAACTATTTATCGTTTACCTCTTCATTATAGCATGGTTTTCCAAAAGTTTTGTAAGCAAGTTGTTCTTTTAAGAACGCAACTTGTGCTTTTAATTGACTATTCTCATTTTGAAGAACTTCAATTTCTGCTTCGTAAACATGTATCATATTTTCTTTATCTGTCATTTGCTGCACGGTTTTCAGAATAGTGAACATCAAACTCACCACCAGGATATCTCTTCTTTAACTTCTCAACATTACCTTCTATCACTTCATCTAAAGTTACATTCAAAGCAGCACACGCTTGCATCACATACCACATAACGTCACCCAACTCAATAATAAGATGTTCTCGATTGTCGTCGTTCCAAGGCTTACCTTGGAAAACCATCTTCTTAACGATCTCCATAAACTCACCACCTTCAGCACTAATGCCAACAGCAGCAGTAAGAAGCCTGTGAATATTGGCACCTTTTCCGTCAAGGGAACTAATACTCTCAATAAAGCATTGATAATCCTTACTGGAATCGGATGTGACACCATCCACGAATAAAGCGTACTTATCAAAGTCAATTTTCTTAGTCATTAAAATTTAAATTCCGCAAATGATTTTTTAGGTTTCTGTTTAAAGTCATTATACTCTTCTTCCTTACCACTGTCAAGAATATCATCTTGTGCTTTCTGTTCACAATCATATAATCTCATCTTAGCACGGTCAACTCCAATCACAAACCTTTTGTATATGGTTGGATCATTATAACGATTCTTCAATTGTTTTACCATTATCTGGTTTAACGTTTCCAGTTCCTCAGTAGATATAAGAGCAAACATAAGATCAGCAGTGGCTGGAAGACCAAAGGACTCACTTGTGTCAGTAAGATCGACATCACTACTACCATAGCCAGAGCGAGTCGTCTGAGTAGCGGAGATGATAGGTACATTAGCTTCAACTGCAAGACCACGGAGTTCTTCCGCAATCGCTTTAATATAGGAGTAAGAATTGACATTGCCTAGTTTTGAATAACGACTTGATGCACAGATATTAAGATAATCTATGAATATTATATCAGGTTTAAAAGATTTTTTCAACGATAGTTCATTTAACAGTGCTTTGAAATGACCTGAGTGTGCTGATGCAGTAGGATATTCTTTGATAATTAAAGTTCCTTGTGTCTTCTTTGCAATACCACCAACCTTCTTATCAAACATCGGTTTGGGAAGTTCAGTTATGTTCTGTATATTTACATTTAAAAGATTAGCATCAATTCTTTCTGCAATCTTTTCCTCAGCCATTTCAAGCGTGATGTATAATACGTTCTTTCCTTGGAGTAACACACTGCTTGCGACATGACACATGAACAAAGACTTACCAACACCAGTGCCAGCGAGAGCAATATTAAGTGTTTTATTAGGAAGGCCACCCTTCGTAATCTTATTAAAGAAGTCGAGGTCGAATTGAATTCGTTCTTCTTTCCTGTGATATAAGTCATATCTCTCTTCGTAATCTTCTAAGTAATCGTGTCCTATATGATTATCGAAAGAAACAGCCAAAGCGTCAGAGAGAATACTAGGAATAGCATCCCTTCCTTTTTTGTCATCTTCTCCATCTGCTAATGCAATAGATTCCATTAATGCTAAGTATATAGCACGGTCACGACACCACTTCTCAGTGGTATCCATTAACCATTGATAATCAACTGGTGTATCTGTTAACAACCCACTAAGTTCACTAACCTCTTTAAGTTCTGTTTCAGTAAGATCAACACGATTACTGACTTCAATATTTAAAGCTTCAATTGTAATTGCAGAACCATACTTAACAATAAACTCTGAAATCTGTTCAAAGACAACTCTTTCAGATTTATTTTCATAGTAATCGGGTTTAATAAAAGGAATAACTTTACGAGAATATTCTTCATTGTATATTAAATTTTGAAGGATGGTTGTTTCAATCCGTTCCATAAGAAAAATGCTTCTGTGCTATGTTATCAAGTTTCTCCATTATATCATCTGTAAAATATTCTGTGGGTTTCTTTAATATTTCTTTAGCATATATTTTCTTACCATTCATTTCATATCTACCAGCGACATTCTTCCACATACCACCAAGTTCTCCCAATTCAAGGAGACCGTAGTATCTATCAAGTCCTCTCTCATCATAGTAAAGTCTTATTTCGACTTGTTTGTTTTCTCTGGAGAGTCTTGATTTAGCCGTCTTAGCTTTAATAATGTTTCCAACAACCTCTGTCTTATCCTTTTCCTTTTTTTTGCTGAGATAAATGATTGTAGACGAGGCGTACTTGAGGCCACTGCCGCCTCCCATTTCTTTAGTAGGGACGTAACTGCCGATAACATCGTAAGTATGATTTGTAACTATAAGGGGAATATTTGCTTGACCAAGTTTCAAAGTAAGCATTCTAAATGCACCTTTAACAAGTTGTGATTTGGTCATGTCACGAACTTGTTTATCGTTAAGTGCGTCAGTAATTTCTTTCTCTGTTGAGAGCATGCCAAGAGAATCCAACACGAACATACAGGGTTTACGATTCTCTTCTTCTGTCTTAAGGTATATATCTACTGCACGAAGTGCCTTACTTCGGAACTCTTCTATCGTAACGACATTGACAACAACAAGTCTGTTTTGATCAATTCCACGAGATGCAAGTAATCCCTTGGTGATTGCAGCTTCAGTATCAAAATAGAGACAATACCCATCAGGGTTAGTGTCCAAAAAGTTTTTGACAATAGCAAGGGAAAAATAAGTTTTTCCAGTAGAAGTCTCACCAGCAATGGCAGTGATCTTATTACTAGAAACGCCACCATGAACGGAACCAGAAACAAGCGCATTAAAGATATAACTTCCTGTATCAATGAATCTTTCTGTTTCATCTATGTCTGCTGCGATTTGTGTGTACTCGTCACCAATTTCTTTTACTATTTCTTTGAGAAAATCCATTATTTTTCTATCTTATGATAAACTTCAACATATGATTCACACTTAGGGCATGATAAGTTTGTAACTATATCATACTCCATATCTTCATAATCGTCAAGGTCATGATCTCCACCCCAAATCAATTCAGTGCCACAGTGCCAACAATTCATATTCCTAATAATTTACGTTGTCTTTCAAAGTAACCCTTGAGTATCCAAGAACTACTATTCATCTTATCATCACCACCAATACCAAATTCAAACTGTACTCTTGGATCTTCACCATACAAATCAGTTTCTGGTGTATTAGATTTACCTCTGTCACCTCCATTACAGAAAACAACTGTCTCTGCAATTTCTAAACATTTTGCAATCGCACCACAGGCTGAACCTTTGTCATCATCAGGTACAGTAATCACTGCATCAACCATATCTAAGTGACGAATAATCTCTGCACGTTCAACCCAAGACTGAAAGTATTGACCTTTCTTATTTGTCAACCATTCATTTGTATTAATACCAACTACAAGATAATCAGAAAAATCTTTTGCTCTAGTGAAGTATGATATATGACCACTATGGATAGGATCAAATCCACCAGTCACAAGACTCAATTTTTTAAAAAACATTTTATTTTTTTTTAATTTTTCCTTTAATATTCCTAAATAGGAAATTTATTTTTTTGATATTTAAAATATTATGGTCTATTAAGGGAAAAGTACTTGAGGTTTTGAGACTTCCAAATTCAAAGGGCCAATTTGAAGAGAGAATAAATATAGTTTCTTTTTTCCCTTCTAGAGCATTATTTCTTGAAATTGGGTTTGTTTTTTCTAAATTTATTGGTTTTTATATTTGCTTAAATACTTTTTATATAACTTATACTCTGAATAGCATATTTTTATTAGTAATCTTTTCGTTGTCATGGTCTTTAGGATTGGTTGTCCCAACAGCTCCTGGAGGAGTAGGTGTTTTTGAGGCCTGCTTCCTTTTTTTTGTTGGCAAAAGTATTCCACAAAATATAATTCTCATTTGCTTAATTTATTTTAGGGTTATATCAACCTCGGCAGATTTGTTGTTAAGCTTACCTTTTTTAATAAGAAAACTATCTAAAAGAATTTAGTTTTTTTTCTCTAAACTTGGTATCAATGTCATTGATGCGATAAGGCCTAAAGTCATAATAAGAATGGCCGGTAATATTGCTTCTACCATTCTTTCATCTCCAGCATATTGATATATCCTCACAGATAATGTATCAAAATCAAATGGTCTCAAAATAAAGGTCATGGGTATTTCTTTTATCGTGTCTACAAAAACTAAAAGTGATCCTTC